GGGCGATAGCGTCACGCGAGAGCGTGATGGGCAGCATTCCAGTCACGCCGTCTTGGCTCAGCCACCGCAGGTGGAAAATCTGATCCTGCCGGTAGTACGACTCGGTGCCGTTCTGCTCCCGGTAGCAGTACCGCAGCGTGCCGTCCTCCAGCTGCTTCACCGTCATGCGTGACGGGTGCAGCGGCCAGAGCTCAGTGACAGCCCCGGCGGAACCGCTGCGGATCTCCGCGTAGGCGTTGCCGTACAGCAGGCAGTGAGCCGTCAGCATTTCGCGGAACTCAAACGACGTTTGCCAGCCGTTTGGGGCCTGCGAAAGAATGCGATATAGCGGCAGATCGCGGGCACGCTCTTTGCCGCCCTCTTGCAGTCGCCGGTACAGGTGGAGCGGAATCGTTGCTACGTTCTCGGCAATCAGCCGCACGCAGGCCAGCACCGCCGAGCACATCAGCGCCGTCTCGGGCGTGATGCGAACCCCGGCCGGGCCTCGAGCAGGCGACTCGCTCCACCCGTCACCGTACGAGCCACGCAGATCAATGATGCGGTACGACTTCTCGGGCGTCTCGGCGTTGGCGATCATATCGTGTGGATGTCCCAGGTTTGTTCTGGCTTCGGTGCGGTTGCCGTCTGCCACAGGCCAACTGCTTCCACGAGTGCCACCATGCCGTCAATGCGTTCGGTGCTCTTGCTCTTGCTCAACTTAATGTCGCCGGCGTGGTTCATCTCAATGGCGACGTTATTGGCCATCCATCCGAGAAGTTGGTTATTGGCGTGCCGCAGCTTGCCTCCGAGAACCAACGTCTCCAAGAACTTGGCTGGGCTCGACATTGAGCCGAAGCCCTGCCTAAAGGCTACGATGTCATAGCCGTCTGCTTGCAGTTGCTGGGCGACGTGTTGGGCATTCCAGGGATCAATTCCCATCTGCCGAATCACGAAACGCTTGCTGATTTCGTTGATGTCTCTCCGCACGGTGTCGTAGTCGGTGGCATTGCCGTCCGTGAGCCGTAGCAGCGGCCCGTACTCGTTGCGTTCTTTGGCCCAGTCCAGATAGGGCACCTTATCCCGGTGTGCCCGGCCTTGGGCGTTCTCGGAAGCAGCCCAAAAGAATGGCAGCACGTCAAAGGTGCCATCATCGTCAGGAAAGAGATACACGGCGCAGGTCAGGTCCGTGGTGCTCGACAAGTCCAGTCCAACGTACGCCTGGCGGCCGTCGAGTGGTCGCAACTCGCCGCCGCACGCAGCCCACTTGTCGGGCAGAATCCATCGCACGTCTGACGCCGTGGCCACGTCAAGCCGATATCTCAAGAAAGAATTGAGTTTTGAAGGACTGTTCTTGGCTTCTAGTGCGTCTGCCGCAAATGACTCCAGCGTGATGGTGTGCCCCAGCGACGGGTTAGCCTTGTGCCACGTCGCCTCTGCAAAAGGGTCATCGGCTTCGTCGGCCTTGAACACACAGCCGAAGAAGGCCGGGTCTAGCTTTGGGTCTGCCTTGCACCGCTCGGCATACGTTCGCTGTTCCCACCACAGAGCCTTGCGGTCCAACTCCCCGGCCGTGGTGATGGACAGCAGCAGCGGCTGCCGGCGGGAAGCACCGCCGTACCTGAGCGCGTCCCACAGGCGGCGATCGCGTTGGGCGTGGAGCTCGTCAAAGAGCAGGGCGTGAATGTTCAGCCCTTCAGCCCGAAACGCATCGGCACTCAGCACCCGGTAAAACGAGTTGCTGGCCCGGTGAATGATCGTCTTCCGCGAGTCCACCACCTCAAGCACCTTGGACAGGGCAGGCGAAGCCCGCACCATCGCTGCGGCCTCCCTGTAGATGATGCCAGCGGATTCTCGGTCAGTGCATGCCCCGTAGACTTCGGCCCCTGGCTCCTCGTCGGCCAATAGCATGTACAGGGCGATGCCAGCAAGCAGCGTGCTCTTTCCGTTCTTCTTCGGCACCTCAATGTAGGCCACTCGGCGCTGCCGCATGCCATCGGGTTTCAGCCTGCCGAAGAGCTCGCGGAAAATGTCGTGCTGCCACGGCAGTAGCGTGAATCGCTCGCCTGCGTGCTGTCCTTTTGAGTGACGCAGCACACCCTCAAAGAACCGCACCACTCGTCGGTACTTAGCCTCGCCAGCCGGCGAAAGACTAGGCACCTTCTGAGGCAAAGAACGCTTCAAGATCGTCTTTGGGCGTTTCGGCTTTCGTCCCAAGTCGCACCCTGCTGCTCGGTGTCAGCCCAAAGTCACCCATCAGACTGGCCTGCAACACGACGAGCCCGCGATACAGACTGCCGGCGGGATTCGGTTTTACGCCACCGAGATCCGTTTTGATTGTTGGGCCGCTGGCCCTGAGCTCAAGCAGGCAGGCTTGAGCAGCTGCGTGGACTTCGCACAGCGTGGCCAACGCTTCGCCGTCGCCCGTGGTCAGCACTCCCATACTGGCAAGGATGTCAACGAGTTCGTGCCACTTGGCCACCGCAATCGGCTCAACGGCCAGGCGTTCCGGCATCGGCGGCGTGCCGGGCGGCGCGGACGGTTCGCGTTTGGCCGGGCCGCGTTGGGTGCCTTCCAGAATCTTGATGGCGGTTGGTTTCGGTTTTCGGCCCATTGCGATTGGCTTTCAAAAACGGTGTCAGATTTCTGCGGCGCGCACGCATGAGGAAACCACGGGGTTTTATAGGGGGCTCACCCCATACTTTCGACCCGCCCCCGGTCGCCGCGTTCTCGTAGCGTCTTGCGTGCGTGGCACGCGATACAAAGGCATTGCCCGTTGCCTACGTCGTACCGATCACCGCCTTGGTTAATGGGCGTTACGTGGTCAGCCTGGGCCTCCTTGGGCCCACCGCAAACACGACCACAATCCCTGCACGTCCAGGCGTCTCGCGTGAGAACAGCCTGACGCCACGCCCTGTGGGCTTTATCGCAGTACCCACGGGCTGCCGCGTTTGGCCTGTTGGACTCGTCACGCTTTCGGCGTGCGACCAACCGCAGCGGCCTGTGGATTGGAATACGGTTTGGCACTTAGGACTTCATCACGACCGATACGGTGGCCGTGGCGTTGGTGCTGGCTGCCACCAGCTTGACGTACGGGAACGCATAGGACGCATCAGGCAGAGCGTACGCCGTGCGATTTACGGTGCTCGGGGCCAAGGTAATAGCCGCGACTGAACCACTGGAGTCGTACAACTGGCAGAACGAGCCGGTATCCGTGTCATTGCCCCACACGTTAATAGTGGCCGCGTTGGTGGTGATGGTGGGCAGCTGAACAATGGCACCCGCCATATCTTCCATGCGCAACGTCGTGCAGGTGCTCGTGGCCGTCGTGACGGTGGCCGTGACTACCCGGAAGTTCCGCTTGATTTTCACCTGGCTCATGATCGCTCCTCAGTGTGTGGCTCGGGTCGTGCCCGAATCGTGGCCTCTGCCGTTACTGTACGGGAATCTGCGGCAACTCTTGCAGTTCACTAGTTCACAGGGCTAGGAGACTCTGGAAGCATGGCAATGGCGTCGGCCAGCGGGATGACTTCGATCTGCTGCATCATCTCTGGCGTTACAAACGAGAACCCGGTCGCCAGAATCCCGCCCTCGCCTACCTCGCTGAGAACGTCGCCGCACAGCATCCAGCGGCCATCTGCGAGTTGCCTGCCCGCCGGAACGTGGCGAGGATCGCCATGTTCTTCCTGCACGCTGTAGAGCAAGACGGCGACATCGTAGGAGTAGACGAGGGCAAGGTCTTTGCAGTCGGCGTGGGGCAGCGGGAGCGTGAGGTCGGAGAGAAGCATTAGACGTTCCTCGTCAGGGCGGTTTGGAACGCTTGCATTGCGGTGTAGTAGGCAGCGGCTTGGGTGGCATCCATCGCGGCTCCGATGCTGTATCCGCCGCTTCGTCCCGTAGTCTGAGCGGAGTCCAGCGTTCCGTTGTTGTTTAGAGCAAACGCCCAATACTCCAAGTTCTGCGCGGTGCGAGCCGATGGCGTGGAGGTTGCCGCCGACACTCCGTTTTTGTAAAGGATCGCTGACGTTGCGGACGGATTGACGCCGAGCCAGAACGCACCCGCTTGCGTGTATCCAGTTGCTCTTGCTCGCCCGTTTCCAGCAACGGCCGACGATCCATAATCCATCGTCGTTGCCACATCAAGATTCGTAATCGCGTGTTCATGCGTATCGCTGGCCCCACGCGATCCGATTCTGTTTGCGTAAGCGTTTGTTGCTTTGGCGCAGTCGTAGAACGCAAGATGGCAAGCGGTTCCGACGTTAGCCTGCGTCAATCCTGTTCGCAGATACTTGCCAGAGCCAGCCGCGAGGCCCGTCGAATCCGCGAAGTCGCCGCTGACAAACGGCCCGACGTTGGTATCGGTGGTGTTTCCGTATCGCTGCTGGTTGTACGAGGTCGCAGTCGCACCGTACTCGCACTGCATCCCCCAAACGTAAATGAACCCTGCGGCATCGCTGAGTTCGCTGACGGTCGAAAAGCCGGTGCGAGCGTCTGTAGAAGTCGGAAGCGTGAATGTCTTTGTGAACCGCTGCCACGTTGTTGTGACGGTTACGGTGTCGGAGTAGACGTTGCCAGCAAGCCACTGGATTTGGCGAGTTCCAGAGTTTGTTTTCATCCACGCAGACACGGTCACCTGACGCCCATCAAGTGGCATCTGCTGTTGCATCTGACGAATATCAAACGGGGCCGACGGTGTTGTGAGTTTCGTCGCGTATCCGTATCCAAGCGGCCCGACTTCAGTGGTTGCCGTGCGAGTAATCAGCCCATTCCCGCCAGGAAGCCACGCCGCGTTGGTCTGGTCTGTCCCAAACTGGAACAGGTTAGTGACCGTCTTGTCAGGCGTCAGGTAGAGCGGCACCAGTGCGGCATTGAGTCCCGTTCCGCAGAACAGGTTGAGCCGGTAGAAGCGGTCGCGGATGCCAGCAGATGCGATTGACGCGCAGAACTTAGACACGGCTGACAGGGTTGACCCTGACACGCTGCCACCATTGGCAACAACGCGAGCCGCCCATGCCGCCGCTTCCGGGTGAACCGTGGCTCGCGGCCTCAGCAGTCTCGGGCTCATCGGCATGGCTTAGTTCTCCTGCTGTTCCGTTGCTCGAGGCTGTAGGGCATACAGCAACCGCGTCTGCTCGCTCACTGCCTTGCTGATCTCGCGCTGCGTCTCGCTCAATGACTTCACAAAGGCCCTGTGCTCCTCAACAAGAGGTAGCAAAACATCGGCGCGAAGCACCCAGCCGCAAGCAATGGCTACCAAAGTGGGAAAACCCCACCGCTCCATAATGCTGTAAAGCGTTTCTTTTGCTTGGTCGGTCACTGCATCGCCTCCAGCATCTCGCCACGATTATCCAGCCACCGCTGCACGATTTTCTTGACGATCTCGCTGATGATGGCCGCCAAGATGATGCTGGCCAGAAACCCCATGCCGTACTCACGCTCTTGGCGTTCAAGACGGCGGGCGAAGTGCTTGGCCACAATTTGCGTCTGCCCGGCATCGCACTGATACAGCACCGGAATGGGCCATTCCCTCAAAGCCCGCTCCACAATGCGGCCAACACGCTCACGGCCGAGCAGATGCTTACGCATCGGCAGCGAGTCCCACACGTCGGCAGTGAGTTCGTCGCGTGTCATTTCTTGCCCGTTCCTTTGCAGGTAGGGCACTCAAGCACTATGCGGCCGTCGCCAATCTTGCCGGTGCCATTGCAGTTGTCGCATTCCTCGCTGCTCGGCGTCGGTGTTGGGTGGATTTGCTCCCGCATCTGCACAACCGCTCTCGCCGTCTCGCATGCCATGTCAGCGGAAACGCCGTGATCCTGCGGCAGTGTCGCAACGCACCCAATCAGCACGACAACGAACGGCACAACCCAACGCATCACAGCACTCCGTCTAGCCAGTTCTCGGGCATCAGAGACGGGCGAAACCCGTTGAATCCAGCGACGGCATATGAGTCACCGCCAGCACACATCGAGTCGATTACGGATGCGTCAACCCAGCCGCTCGTGCGTTGGAATGACGGGTGCAGCCGCTGGTCTACCTCGCCGCTGTAGCAGTCGCTCCAGCTATTCGGCACCAAGAGGGCTGGACGATCCCACCTCAAATCGCAGGCCATCATGCAGTGGGCCCATTGGCCCATAGGCGAGAGCCAGCCACCGCCGTGCTTGGCGTCCTTTTTGAACGTCATGGAGAAGCCACGCATCGAGCACAAGAACACCGGGTAGCCGTTGGAGATGGCCTTGGCGCAGTCTTCAAAGCTCCGCACGAGCGTGACTTCCGCCACCTTGTGCTGAGCGGCGTACGGCTCAAGGCTGTTTGGCAGCCCGTCACGGCCCAGCGTTCGCTCTTCCGTGCCGCTTAGTTGCTTATCCCAACGCTTGCCACCGTAGTCCTGGCCGTAGTGCAGCGTGCCGAAATCTCGGATGGCCTTGGCCGCATGAAAGCCAGTGCTGCCGTCGCCGCCGCCGTTGCGTGCCTGGCCTCGTGCCTCAACTCGAGACAGGCCATACACCACGCCTTCAATGCAACGGCCGCCCCAGACTTCGGCCTCTCTCCGCAGCCAGATGTCACAGGCCGCGAGCACGTCTACCGTCATGGCTGTGCCCCAGCCAACGCAGGAGCCGATGGGCTGAGAGCCCCGCTTCCACTTCGGCATGCTCTTGACGAGCAGTTGCGACAGGCTCACGTCGTGCTTCGCCGTCTGAAGCTCAAGGCCGGCCTCGGCCATCGTAGGGCGTGGCAGTGACGCCACGAACGCCTCTGAGCCTGCGGGGTCTGGCGTGTAGCCAAAGAGCGGCACGAAGGCCATGACTAGCCTCCGTTCATGCCGGCCCAGGCGATTGCCTTGGCGAAGTCGCAATAACGCTGCCGCACTGCCGCATCAACCGGCACAACGTCACGGCCAGTAGCGGTGTTGTACGCCTCTTCCACGGCGTCACGCAGCCCAGAGATCTCTCCGGGCGCGTGCTGGCCGATACGACGCCACGCGATGTCGAGGGCCAAGCTCGTGAACATCCGCAGCGAGCGGGTATCGGTGAACACCACTTCGGTGGTCACGGCGTCGCCGGCCACGACGGTGGCGGCTTTGTTCCACGTTTGAGCCCATAGCATCCGGTCGCCCATTGGAAGCGACTTGAGGGACTCGGCCACGGGCCGCACCAGCTGCTGCATCTCCACGCTCGGAGTCTCCACGTCCACAGTGACGGCAGGAGCCGCCGGAAGTCTGGGCATCGGGATCTGGCCCCATGCCGCCGCAAGAATCAGCAACGCGGCT